TAACATATGTTTAATTTAAGCACACAAGAAGTGGTTTTGTCAATACAAAAATCGCCGTTGAAAGTTGTGCGGGGAACAATTTACCAGGAATATCCAAAATTTTTTGGTAAAACATATGAATTGGATTTTAGCGGAAATGAAAATTTTGAAAAATTAGAAAATCAAACACACTTGAATAGAGTTAAATTGTCTAAGCATAGTGAAGTAATGAAAAAACTTACAGTATTTTTTATGAACACAAGAATTACGACAGCCTTAGAACAAAAATTTCGTACAAATCTGAAATTTGATTCTGTCGACGTATGGATAGACGGCAAGGGATATAAATTACCGCCACATTTGGATAACAGTAAAATAAAACTTCATCTGCAAGTCTATCTTAGTAACAACAACGAAGGCACATCACTTTATGATAGCAAAGGCGAACTGCTTTACACGTTTCCTTTCAAGGCAAACTATGGATATGCTTTGTACAATGGAGTGTATAGTCATCACGGCGTCGAAGAAATTGAAAATGACGGCCGGAAAAGCCTCTATGTAAGATATCAGTAAGGCAGGTACCTGTCGACCGAAAGATCGTAAATCATATTTTTTTCAAATTTCCAATCCAAATATAATTCACTAAATTTTTTAGCAATATGATCATATTGGTCATTTGTCTCCATGTGTCCAGGCTCAAAAATTTGTGCATTTGCGTTTGAAATATTATGCCTATACACTAAAAAGTTCAAAGTTAATTTTTCTATACCGTAATCAATAGGCCCTGGCTTTTTCCAATTTAAGAAAGTGCCTTGTTTGCTTGTGAATGTAAATATTTTTTTTGCTTTACTAAAAAGTAAATCCAAATTATCATTTATTTTTTTATTACCTGTGGCCGTGTGTATCATTATGTTGTATTTTGGTAAATTTTTTATACAGTTTTTGTTTGTGAGATCCAGCATGTCCTTGCCATAGTAATCTCCGTCTACATATTTTTTCAAACTATTTGCTAGATTGCCGTTTCCACCTGTGATTAGTGTTGTCATACTACGATATCAACATCATTTGCGTAATTTGTAAAGCCATTTTCTTTGACTACTTTTAGAACAGAGTTGACTCTGCTTACCAATTCGTCTTTGTGCGATATCAAGAATATGTTTTTCTTCTGTGTCCTACTCATGTCTTTCAGCACAGCCATACTACTCTCAACTCCTGATATGTCCATGCCTGCGTCCACCAGCTCGTCAATGAACAGCAAGTTGATCTGTTGATAAAGGCTCTCCCACACATCTCTGAACGCCCAGCTTAGACTCAATATCAATCTGTTTCTTTCGCCCCTGCTAAGATTATCAAAGTCCAATTCTCTACCTAGTTCTTCGATACGCACACTGAGGTCTGATTGAAAAGTCACCGTGTGTGGCAGTTTTACTTTTCCTAAGAAATACGCCAGTCTTTGGTTAAGATATGTCAAGTTTTGTTCTATAATTCTTGTTCTTATAAAACTGTCTTTTGCTGTTAATAATTTGTATAAGAATTCTTGATGTCTGTGGAGGTCTTCCAGTTCATTGGCTTTTTCGTAATCTATTTTCTGTATTGCTGTTTTGGTTAGTTCTTCGACCTGCTCAGCATACGGATCTTGTTTCTTTTCATTTTGTTCCAGTTGGCGATTGAGATCTTTCAAGGATCCTTTATGATTGTAGGCCTCGTCCATTGTGTCATAGTACGTGTCTGGTGTATTACCTAAATCGCCTATTGCATCTATGTCTCGTTGTATTTTTGCAAGATCACTTTCCAATTTTGTTGCATATTCTTTAGATTCTGTCAATGTTGTTTTTAGTTTGTCTACGAGATGTGTGTGTTTGTCGTCTAGCAGTTCTTGTTCACAAGTAGGACATTTTTGTTGGGCGGCATATTCTAAATCGCCTTCAGTTTTATCCACTGTGCTTTTTGCTTTTGTGAATGAATCCTCGTGGTATGCTTTTTCCTTTTGTAAACTTAAAAGTTTTATGTAGTTTTCATTGTGTTTCTGCAGGCGTTTGTGGGCATCCAGCTCTGCTTTTATGTCCACTTTCTCCAGTTCTGCTATTGCCTCTGCAAAACTTTTTGAGTCATCTGCTTTTTGTGTCTGCCAAGCAGTGGATCTTATTTTTAAACTTTCAATAGATTCTGTAATTTTTTCATTTGATGATACTTGGGCATCTATTTTTAATTTTTCCTCTGTCAGCATTTGTTTGGTTGCTTTCTGTTTTTCTTTCAAAAGGTCTGCTTTTTGTGACAAAAGCGTTATGCCAAGCAACTGTTCTATAATTTCTCTTTGCTCATTTGCCTTTGTCGACAAAAATGGTTGTGTGTATGTGTTCAGAGCAATTATATTTTTAAACATGGCATGGGTCATACCCATCAGTTTGTTGATCTCCATTTGTGTTTCTCTGTTTTCACCCTGTGCTTCGTTGCTTTCCAAATTTTGTTCGATGTCGTTTGCATAGAATCTGAATATCTGTGGCTTTCTGCCTCTTTCTATTGTGTATGTGATGCCGCTTTTTATAAATTTTACGGAAACCATCATTCCTTTTTCATTTGTTTTGTTTACAAGATTGTCCCGCCTGATGTTTGTGAGTGCCTCGCCAAAAAAAACATATGATAGTGCATTAATAATTGTGGTTTTGCCTGTTCCATTCCTTGCACCTGCGTCATCACCTCCCAGGTCCATGTTCTCGCCGATTACAAGCACTAGGCTTTTATTGGCAAAGTCAATCGCCTGTGCCTGATTGCCCACGCTCATAAAATTTTTCACTGTAAGTTCTTTTATGGTTAACACTTTTTTTTCTTTCTTTTACTTTTTTTAATTAACTTTTCTATCTCTGGTAAAGCACTGAGGTCCTGTTGCTCAACCCATTTCCTATATCCTTGTAACCATTCTTCCTGGCTCGGTGGATTTTTGAACATGTCAAATATCATTGTGTCCGACATAGTCGGCACTTCTAATTCACCTTTCAATGCTTTTAATAATTTTCTTTTACTAATTCGTGACATCCAGATCATTGTAGATTGCTGTTAGTATATTTTTGTCATACGTTTCAGAATCCACTCCTTGCAGTTGCTTGATTACGATTTGATCAACGCTGTCGAACTTTTGCACCTCTACAGTTGGTTGTTGTGCTTGATCAATTTGTTCCGGTATCAGTTGTAATTCTCTTAGTTGATATTTTTCAATAAAAGTTTCTCTTACAAAATTTGCTTCTTCATAAGAAATTTTTATATCTAGTGTTACCCTAACATACATTTTTGGTTTTAGATATCTGTCAGGGTCTGCCAATAGATCACTGATTTTTATTGTGATATATCTCGGCATTTCTGGCCAATTGATGTATTTTGGTTTGCCACCCATCTCGATAATCATCATACCTCTGTCGTCATCCCATGCATCTGCATAGTTGTGTGGGAAGGCGTTGCCCATGTATGTGACATTCTTCATTACTTGCCTTTTGTGAAAATGTCCTGAAAAAACTTGCCCACAACCTGCGAAGTGTTCTGTCTGTATGCCTCCCACGTCTGGCATCTCTACCATTGCATTCATTTTGAAATATGGAAGTTCGAAATGTCCAAAAACATATTGTTGTTTCATCTTTTGGATTTTCTTCCATTCATCACCAACAATCCATGGAATCAGTGCCACATCGTCTTGAACTATCCATTCGTTGACAAGATGTATGTTCGGAATATTTCTAATGAACTCCATGGAATTTATTTCTCTTTTCTCTCTGTAGAATAAATCGTGATTCCCCATTAGCACATAAACCTTTTCGAATGCTTGGCCAAGACGCTCCATGTTGGATACTGTGTAGTTCATTGTCGATACATTTGTACTTGCTCTGTGATGATGCCAGTCACCCAGGAATATGCAAGTTTCACATCCATGCAGTTTGGCCTGTTCTATGAACCAGTATATGAAGGCCTCACAGTCATCGTTGTGTACACGACTGTTGCCCTTCATTCCAAAGTGTATGTCAGTAAAACATGCTACTTTCTTAAAAAACATATTTTACCATTTCTTCTTTAAGGTTGGTTTGTGATTAGTCATATCAATTTTATTTTTAAATTTTACTCCTTCAAAATCTTCAGTGTCTAATTTTCCTTTTTTCTTAAGCACCTTGTTTAATCTCGCCAGCGTGGTTTTGTTTACCGCGTGTACTTCACCGTGTACGTTCTTCATTTTTTTCTTGTAGGATGGTGTGCTTACATCATTTTCATTCTGCCTCGTGAAGCTTGGCATCATTCCGTTGAATTCTAACAAGTCATCACGTATAGATTGATTTTTCTTTTCGATATTCAGTATCCTTGTGAAACTGTTTGTGATCGCCGCCGTGTAGTACGCAAACGGGTTGTCTGATTTTGATTCGTCAAACTGTAGACCAATCTGTGACAACTGCATCAGCGCCTGTGATTGCATCTCATCGTTGTATGTGTAGCCTCGCCAGTTGGCTCTTGTCCCATATCTTTCACACAGCTTCATGTACATGGTCGCCAATTGATTGGTCATTTTGCCATGGTCGACTGAAAAGTATCCATTTTTCATTCCACCTACCCAGTGTGATTTCCCCACGCAGATCAGTTTGTCCTTTTTGTCGAACCTGTAGTGTTGGAAAGGAGGAAAGTTCACCTTGCTGTGATGATCTGCTGTGGTCTTTGGATTTTTTTTCCTTTCGTCATCCATGGGCACATGATCGAACATCATTACTCTGAAAACCAAGTCCGTTTTTGCAATCTTTCTTGGTGAAACTGTGTAGTCTGCTAGTTTGATCTTTTTAAGTCCTGCCTCCTTGGCCTGCTCCCATGCTTCCTGTGTCAGCCTTTTGGCTTTGGACTTACGGGCCTGTGCCACAGCACTTGCGTTGATCTTTTTCAAGTTTGGCACTATCAGGTCATACTGTGCGTCCTCAGTTGTTACGTATGAACAATATGTGTTTTTGCTGGCGTGTATTTGTGCCAACAGATCTCGGTTGTTAAGGTACTTTACTCTCTTCATAATTTCGTCTCTTTGATGTTATGTAAATGACCACAAACAGGTCTGTTGAATCGTGTCGTATGGTGAATTAAGTGCGCCTAAAATAATGCCTATAAATATAGTTAAAGTATACAAAATTTTACAAAGGAAAGCAACCATTTAAATGGCAACACTTGGCAAGGCAATAAAGAACGTGGGACAAACCATATTCAACAGGACCCTAGGCAGATTAACGGGTGCGGGTATAGCCACGGACAGCAGGCTGGTTAAATCAAGGGCCAAATGGTCCGGAAGAAGTGACAAAAAAGACTGGCGTGTGAGACTACAAGTGCCAGATGGACCGTTACTTAAATTTTTTGATTTTGACAATAATCCAATTTTAAAACCTTTGACAGACTCTCGAGGAATATTTTGGCCATTGACGCCGGCAGTTGTGATACAGCACACGGCAAATTACAATGCCATGGATCAAGTGCATAGCAATTATCCACACCAGGCGTATCAAAATTCACAGGTTGATTCATTTAACATAATTGGAGAATTTCCTGTACAGAATTCTGATGATGCCAAGCACTGGGTGGCAACTGTGAACTTCTTAAGAACTATTACAAAAATGTTTTTTGGTTCAGATGAAGGCATCGATGGATTGAAAGGCAATCCTCCACCAATCTTACATATGTTTGGTTACGGCGACAATGTGTTCAACAGAGTGCCGGTAATAGTAAACACTTTCAACGTTGAGCTAAGGCCGGGAATAGATTATATTTCAACCAAACAATCGAACACACCATACAGACAGCTGAATGGACCGGACGCCGGTTTTGATAATTCTTTGATCAGCGGTGAGTCACAATCGTGGGCTCCAACTCTTTCGAACATATCTGTTTTAGCAACACCAATCTACAGCAGAGATTCAATTAAAAACTTCTCAATGAAAAAATTCGTTAGGGGAGAACTTAATGGCAAAGGTAACGAAGTAGGATTCATTTAATGGCCAACTATTCAAACACGTCACCATATTTCACAACCAGGGAAGTAGCAGATTATCTCGATGTGCTTAATCCACGTACAATTACTGCTGAACTAGACGATCAAAGCTATACCATAGAAAGAACATACGCATACAGGCCTGACCTCTTGGCTTATGACTTGTATGGCTCACCGAGATTATGGTGGGTGTTCGCACAAAGAAATCCAGATCAAATTGAAGACCCCGTATACGACTTCAAGCCAGGGGTAACAGTGCAACTGCCAAAAAAAGAGAACTTAATCAAAGACCTTGGGATATAACCTATGTCAGTAGATCTATATAATAAGACCTTTCAAGGATACGCAACCGCGGATGATGTAAACACCGAAGCATCGACCTTGCGGAAAGATGATATCTATGTTACAAATATATCTGATCCAAATGTGTTACATGATTTTGCGTCGTACAATGCAATATTTACTTTAAGTGCCCTGGGACAAAGGGAACTAGAAAACACAACCACTTTGCTAAACTCCAAACCACACGACATTATAGTCAGAAGTGCGGGAATTGGCCCAACAGAAACAAACGTTTTTGATGAAGTGGGTCTGGCAGGTGGCATCAGTGAGGAGGACCAAAAAATACTTGACCAAAATGAAAGACTGCGTGGCGCTGTAAACAAGAGCCAGCGAGTGCTTTCGAGAAACAGAGATCTTTATTTTAGAAGTGTAACAATGACCAGTATTCCTGGGCTTAATGAACAAAGAAGATTGACCTCAGTTACAAACATCCAAATGGAGATTGTGGAGCCTGCAGGAGTGACACTATTAGAAAGAATACGGGGTGCCGCTATCAACAACGGTTATCTGGATCACTTAGATGCGCCATATTTGCTGACAGTTGATTTCAAAGGATTCGATGAGCTTGGACAAGTTGCTAGTGACAAACAGGCCAAGGTGATGAAGCGTGTTATACCAGTAAAGATTGTAGACATGCAATTAGATGTTAACCAAGCAGGTACTGTATACGATGTAAAGGCCATCCCCTACAATGAGTTTGGATTTGTTAACACTTACAACTACACAAGGACGTCAGGCTCACTCTTTCCAGTTGGAAAAAAATTAAAAGATGTCGTTGTAGCTCTTGAAGAAGTGTTAAACAAGCAAACGGAGGACGAAAAAGATCAAGGACTTGTGGCGCTGGCCGACACCTATCAGATTGCTATCCATCCTGATCTTAAACCAGAACAAGAGACTACAATCACAACCATAGATCAGACCGGCATGTTCAGCCAAGCAGTGGACACGGGAGATGTTCCTGTAGAATATATGAAAATAAGTTCTGGCTTTGCAATCACCAAGATACTGGAAGAAATCATGAAAGGTCATCCAGATTTCTCAGACAAAAAATTCGAGGAGTTCAAGGAAAAGTGTGCTACGAAGTTGAGTGGCGCTCAGCGACAAGGTGGCGCCCAGGGCGTGTTAAAGGCCACACAGGCGGAAGAATTTTATTTTAAATATTTCAAAATAAGAACTAGTGTCGTGCCACAGGATGGTGAATTCGACACTACTAGAGCAACCAATAGGAAAGTAATAACATACACAGTTGAACCATACAAAGTTCATGCATATTCATTAGCTATTCCGGGAGTAAGCACGGGTCAAAATTTTAAAAGTTTTGTGTTTAAAACTTACAATTATATATTCACCGGCGAGAACATAGACATATTGGATCTCAATATAAATTATCGAGTAGCATACTTCCAAAGTAGGCTCAAGGATTTTGAGGCAACAGACAAAAAGAAGAACAAGATAGAAAATGTCTCCGTGACGCGAACAGGAAACACAACGGCAAAAGACATTTATGGTGATGGCAATCTGGTTACAAAATCAGAGGTTGGCGTTGCAAAGTCAGAGGGAACAGGAAAAACAGGTGGAACGCCAAAAGAGCTAGATGTGTTCCTAGACAGTTTAACACACCCAATGGCAGACATGGTGAACATTAGATTAGAAATACTTGGCGACCCTGCATGGATCAGCCAGTCGCAGTTCATTCCGTTGAACGCCAAAAATTTTACAACAGGTAAAGGAATCTTTGAAGACACAGACATCGACTACTGGAGAGCCAACAGAGGCAGGATATGGAATGACCAGTTGCGTTGCTACAACACTGACGTAGCAGAGCCAATAATTCTTCTTAACTTCCGTATGCCTACGGACTTGGATGACAAAAGAGGCGTGTATGAATTACAGTCAAACCAGAGTGCAGAGTTCAGTGGTCTGTACAGGGTAATCAGTGTGGAACATAATTTTACTGACGGCAGATTTACCAACGTATTGAACTTAACAAGATTCAACAATCAAGGAGTGATTATTTCTGATCCCGTTCCTACCAGCAATGTTACATCAAAAGACGGAGGAGAATCACAGATTCTGTCAAGCAACGAGGCATACAGACTTTTTCTATCCAAAAACCCTTTCGCCAAGCAGTTTGACAACTTAACTAGTATAGGGAAGAAATTTGTAAATCTTGCCTCTAAAATAAAAGGATTTTTAAGCTAATGTCGTTACGTGATTATCTAAAAGGACATGTGTCAACTGCCCAGGCGCCGGGAGGGGACAAATCCTGGACCGGACTAAATCCTGGACCATATCTGGGCATTGTTAAAGGAAACAAAGACCCTGCAAGGATGGGCAGACTAAGGGTGTTTATTCCAACCTTGGCTAAAACTGCGGACCCGATAGAAAGCCAATTAATCACCTGTGAGTATCTCGCACCATTCTACGGTACAAAAGGAGAAAGGCACACAAGAGGTGCCGGTGTGGACTTTGCAGACTCTCAACACTCATATGGTTTTTGGGCGGTGCCACCTGATTTAGAGACCAAGGTTCTAGTAATATTTGCGGAAGGAAAATTAGAACAGGCCTATTGGATAGGTTGTGTACAGGATCCCTACACAAATCACATGATGCCTGGCATAGGATCAAGCACAAACACAAATGACGCCTTAGACGGAGCGTTCGAAGGAAGCGACGCTGGTTTTCAAACCAGTAAAAAGTCAACCTATGGAACAGATAATGTTCCTTCTGGAGAACTAAACAGGAACAGGGCAGGCGCTCTACAAAATAATAATTACGATTCCATACCTAAACCAATACACCCATTGGCTGATGTGTTACTACAGCAGGGCCTTAGTGCAGATGACGTAAGGGGAAACACCTCCAGTTCAGCACGAAGAGAAACGCCAAGCCAAGTCTTTGGTATCAGCACACCTGGTCGAAAAGACACTAGAACACCAAAAGTGGCAGTTGGTGCAAGAGATTCGAAAGCTAAGGACCATGTTACGAGGAAAATAGGTCATACTTTTGTGATGGATGATGGAGATGTAGACGGAGACAATCAGTTAACAAGACTTAGAACAGCGTCAGGACATCAGTTGCTGATGCATGACACAGAGGGAGTGGTGTATCTTGCAAACGGTTCAGGTAAGGCTTTTATTGAAATGGAAAAAAATGGAAAGATTAACATCTACTCTGACAGAGGCATCGCAATCAGATCAGAGGGAGACTTTAACTTACATTCCGATAAGAATATTAATTTCCACGCTAAAGAAAAAATAAACTTCACGGCGGAAAAAAATGTGGTATTGAATGCTGAGAAATATGTTTACGTGATGGGCGAGTCGGGCATTCTCAGTGCATCACAGAAAGGAAGTGTCAGACACTACGGAAAGGATGGTATAACGTCATTCACAGATGGCACACAATTACATGGCGCCAAAAAGAGAATAGATCTCGCAGGATCAGAGGTACACTTCAACACAACAAATCCCAAATCAATTTGGGGACCAAGCTGGCTGAAACCGTCTTCTACAAAAGTTGATTTAGAACCTGTTAAGGCAGAAGACATAGTGGCCCAACAACCATTGAAAAACGGAAAGCCGAATACTACTAAAATAGAGACGACAGTAAATGACAGCAAAACAAACAGGGTAACAAGTGCATTTGTAACACATGAACCTTATGATCGAACAGCATCAAAAGGCAGAGATAAGGACGATATAGCATAGAGTAAATACAGCATATGGCATACGGAAGTTCAGGATCAGGATCATCAGGCGGAGGAGCCACAAACCAAAGCATAACCTTCAAAGGTTTTAGCTCCCGTGCGGATAAGAAGAATTTTAAGCTGTATGACTTTGAAGTGGCCAAGCAAGGGCTGATTAATAGATTAAGTGTACGTAAAGGTGAAAGGGTTGAGAATCCAGTGTTTGGGACAATTATATACGATGCAATCTTTGAACCATTTACGGAAGCACTAAAAGACCATATTATTGAGGATGTAACAGAAAATCTTAACGCTGATCCGAGGATCTCCACAGAGGAAATTTTGGTAACGGAAGCGGACAAAGGCATAGCGATACAGGCAACTATCACCTATGTGCCACTGAATATCACTGAAAAACTAAGTTTTAATTTCGACGAAAACTCACTATTGCGTCTATCTTAATATACGCATATTTCCTAACATATAAATACGGTTGTATATACAATGGCCACAACAGATAGACAGAACAGATTACTTGTAGCGGAAGATTGGAGAAAGATCTACCAGGCGTTCCAGCAGGCGGATTTCAAATCTTATGATTTTGAAACACTTAGAAGGACGATGGTGGCCTATCTAAGAGAAAATTATCCAGATGATTTCAATGACTTTGTTGAGAGCTCTGAGTACGTTGCACTGATTGATCTGATTGCATACATCTCACAGGCACTGTCGTTTAGGGTTGACCTCAATGCAAGAGAAAACTTCCTTGAGACAGCTGAGAGAAGAAACTCGGTTCTAAGGTTGGCACGATTAATAAATTACAACGCTAAAAGAAACAAAGCGGCAACAGGACTACTTAAAATAGATTCCATATCAACCAGCCAAGATGTGTTAGATAGCACAGGAACTAACCTTGCAAATCAAAATATCATTTGGAACGATTCTGCAAATGCCAATTACAGAGAGCAGTTTACCACTATACTAAACGCCGCAAACCAAACAGGCCAACTTTTTGGAAATCCAAGAGAGTCAGGAAAGATTGGCGGAATAGATACCGAAGTTTACACTCTAAGTTCAAATCAGTTGGATCTTCCAATTTTCAAATTTCAAAGTGCAGTCGGTGGAGTAACAAGACAGTTTGAGATAATTCCAAGCACCATTACAGATTCTGCTTCGATATACGAATCATCTCCGGTGCCAGGCACAGGTTTAACATACACATATAGATCCGATGGCAGTGGTGATAGTTCAAACAACACAGGTTTCTTTTTTCTCTTCAAGCAAGGAAGATTAGAAAGTCAGGATTTTACGGTAGACAGCTCCGTTACAAATTTTGTTAAAAGTTTTGCAACATCAAATATTAATGACACAGATGTTTATCTTTATAAGCTAGATCAATTTGGTCAGATAGCAGAAGCGTGGAGCAAGGTCCCTTCATTGTCCGGAAATAATGCAATTTATAACTCTCTATCGAAGGCAGAGAGAAACGTGTACAATGTTGTAACCAAAGCCAATGATGCAATAGATCTTGTGTTTGGTGACGGAAACTTTGCTAATATTCCTTTGGGAAATTTTAGATTGTACTACAGAATAAGTGACAATGCAAAATATGGAATACAATCATCCGACATGCAAGATGTTCAGTTGACAGTGCCGTACACAGATGCCAATGGTGCACAGCAAACATTATCTTTGAGTCTGAGCCTTAAATCATCAGTCTACAATGCGGCGGCAACAGAAAGCAATGATTCAATAAAAGAAAAAGCGTCTCAGGTTTACTATTCACAAAACAGAATGATTACAGCTGAAGATTATCAGGTAGTTCCTCTGTCAGCGTCACAGGAAATTGTAAAGGTTAGATCTGTCAACAGATCAGCATCGGGTATCTCAAGGGCAAAAGAAATTTTAGATCCGACAGGTGCCTACTCGAATGTTAGCACTTTCGCTGAAGACGGAATACTATATAGAGAAGAATCAACACAACAGTTCACTTTTAATTTCAACAATCGATCAGATATACAATCCACAATCGACACTTCTGTTGAAGCAAAATTAAAACAAGCATATGCTAGGCATTTTTATTACTTCAAATACGCGACCAAGGATGTAAGTGGGCTTACAACAACTTGGAATTCCACAACCACAGCGACAAATACTAATACTGGCTTTTTTACATCTGGTGGCGCTTTAGTAATAGGTGACTCGGCCACTTCAAATCTGAAATACGCTAAGCCTGGCGCATTGGTTAAGTTTACGTCTCCTGACACCAGAGAATTTTTGAATAACACTTTAGTGACTGCAGGCACAGACAATGCAGAAGATAGAATTTGGGCAAAGATCGGAGCAGTAGTGTTGGATGGTGCTAACGGTGGAAAAGGAAACTTAGAAACAGGTGTTGGACCAGTCACATTAAACAATATTATTCCAGACGGTTCGGTTATCAATGCAATCATTCCAAATCTTACTACTTCATTTCCAACCACTCTTGAGAAAGACATCATAGACAGAGTAGAAGCATATGAAGAGTTTGGATTACGTTACGATGTAGACAGCGAAGAATGGAAAGTTATAACATCAACTAATCTTTCTACAAGTGCTGTCTTTAGCCTGGCAAATACAGGAAGTACAACCGGCACAAACGCTGACGCCAGTTGGTGGTTTAAATTTACCAACGATGGAAACACTTACACAGTCCAATTTAGGAAATTAGATTACATTTTTGAATCCGAATCTCAGAACAAATTTCATTATGATGTTGAAGAAAGAATTTATGATTATAAAACTGGTAAAAGTGTTAAGGATTCTGTCAAAATATTAAAAACAAATAGTTTAGTGTCCACAGGCAACAGCGTAGGTTATCCTATCACCTGGCAAGTTGTTGACACAGTCTCTGAATCTGATGGCTTCCAAGACAACAGGAAAGTCAAAGTAGGATTTTTCGATCAGGACGACGATGGAGTGGTAGACAATCCAGAACTATTTGATATCATAGTTGAACCAACACTATCAGTATCGACTAAGTTTGTGTTTTTTGAGAAATACATATCTTATGATAATATAGAAAGATTTAGACCATATGCGGCTACAAACTTTGTAGTTTCCGAAAAAGAAGCTGACATAACACTATCAAGTTCAACGTACAGCAACAATCAATTATTTTATTTTTACTCATCGGATGAAGATGTAATCAAAAAATATGATAGCACAACTAATACACTAACGACAACTACAGACTACATTGCTAGGCGGGGAAGAAGTTCTCTTGATTTTCAATACAAGCATCATGCCGGACAGGAGACAAGGATTGATCCAAGTGTATCAAATATTGTTGACGTATACATGTTAGAAAGAACTTATGACAACCTATATAGGATATACCTACAAGATGGCGGGACAGAACCATCAACATCAACTTCTGATCAATTAAGAATCAATTATGGCGGTATTTTAAATCCATTAAAATCACTATCAGACCAAATAGTTTATCATCCTGTAAAATATAAAGTGTTATTTGGATCCACAGCCAATGAACAATTACAAGCAACATTTAAGGTTGTGAAAAATGCAAAAACAAATGTATCTGATGCAGTGATTAAAACTAGAGTGATCGCCGCTATAAATGAATTTTTTGCACTTGATAATTGGGATTTTGGAGACAGTTTTTATTTTACAGAATTAGCCGCTTACGTTCACAACGTATTAGCACCTGATCTTTTGACAGTAGTCATAGTACCTAACCAGACAGGACAAAGTTTTGGGTCTTTGTTCCAGCTTAATTCCGCGGCAGACGAAATTTTCATCAGTGGGGCCACCGTTGATGATGTGTCAATAATAACAGCACTTGGAGCCAATCAATTGACAGCTTCAGGGTCTGTGGTCACATCTATATCAACTGCCACGACAAACACCACAACAGGATCAGCAGTGTCAGGCTCTACTACAACAGGTTCCGGATCAACATCAAGTTCCGGCAGTAGTGGATCAGGATACTAATGGCAGATAACACAACAAACTCATCGACTAATAACGAAGTTGTTAAACAAGGAGACAACGAGTACAGAAGAACTGTGCAACATCTCCCTGCCTTCTTCAGGACTGATAGCAATCAAAGATTTCTCGCAAGTACATTGGATCCTTTGGTACAAAGAGGATCGCTTGATCGACTTGATGGATTTATAGGTAGGCAAGATGCCTACACAAGGAATGTTAATGACAGATATCTAATGGCCACCAGCAGAGACAGGATGGCGTACCAGCTTGAGCCAGCGGTAACTTACACAGACAAAGATACAACAAGTATAAATCCAGAAGATCAAGTAAAATTCACAGGGACCTATGATGACTACATAAATCAGATCAAGTATCTCGGAGGTAATGTTGACAATCATGATAGATTAAACAAAGAGACTGTATACAGTTGGAACCCTGCCATAGACTATGACAAACTTGTCAATTATAGGGAGTACTATTGGTATCCCGACGGTCCAGGATCAATTGAAATAGACGCAGTCGGACCATCAGCGGTGGTGGAGTATTCTGTCAAAAATAACGCCCAAGCGGCGTACGAGTTTACACACAGGGAAAATGTTAATAACCCTACCTTGATATTGTATAGAGGCAACACCTATAAGTTTAATGTTAACGCCAAGGGTCATCCTTTCTACATAATGACCGAGCCCTATAATAATCAAGTTGCGGAGGACGGTTCAACGTCAACATTGTTCAGCACAGGGGTAACAAACAATGGTGCAGATTACGGAACGGTAACTTTTACGGTTCCAACCACAGGCGCACCTGACACTTTATATTATCAGTGTGGCAATCATAATGCCATGTATGGACTTTTACAGATAAGGGATATCACAAGCACTGTCCAGATCAATCCTGAAGATGATATAATCGGCACAAGAAATTACAGTCTGAGAACATTAGATCTTTCAAACGGAATGAAAATTAAATTTACAAACTCAAAAGTTCCTAGTGCATACCAAAATAAAGAATATTACGTAGAGGGCGTTGGTGAGGCTATCACACTTACCGATGTTGAAAACCTTATCACGCCTGGAGCTTACGCAACAGAGACAACAATACTTTATGACACAGTTGCATACGACTCAAGACCTTATGCCAAGGCCTACTACATTCCTGAGACCTTAGATTACATAACAATAAAAAGAGATTCGCGAGATCAGAACGCTTGGAGTAGATACAATAGATGGTTCCATAGATCAGTAATTGAGGAAACTGCAAGGATAGGTGGTTTCACAGCAACGTTTGATGATGCGGCACGTGCCAAAAGGCCGATCATAGAATTTGACTCTGGACTTGCACTTTATAATCATGGCACAGTTGCAAAGACATCTGTCACTGTGTATGACACAGTAACCAAGGACGCATTCAGTGATGTTGTAAGGCAAACAGGTTACATAATCGATGGAATAACATTGGCAGAGGGTATGAGAGTTATCTTTGCCGCAGACACTGATCCAACGGTAAAAAACAAGATATACAAAGTAAGTTTTGTTGCCGGTGGCGACAGCACACTTGGAATATCGTTGACACTAGAATCTGACGGTGTTCCCACAGCAAATGACAGCGTGTTCATAGAATTTGGCACAACAAATCAAGGTAAGACTTTCTATTTTGACAGCACAACTACAGCATGGAAAGAAGCACAGCAAAAGACCGCAGTCAATCAACAACCGCTTTTTGGCATGTTTGACAATGACCATGTGTCATTCGATGATGCTACGACCTATCCAAACTCGACATTTGAGGGGGCCAAAGTTTTTGAATTTGCAACGTCTGACACAGCCACAGAAGACACAGTTCTAGGTATCAAGGTGAAATACAACACAATTAATAACATAGGTGATATTGTGTTTGAATCAGATCACACCGCTGGAAGCTTCACATACAAAAGTGGAACAACAACTGTAACCAAAAAACTTGGTGAAGGACATTTGCACTATACCACAGGACGTGCAACGCACAACTCTAGAAGTTCTTGGATAAAGAGAACAAGTGAAAGTAAACAGAGGGTAGTGAGGACTTCCATAGTTGATGCATCAGAGAAGAAGCTTTTCCCAATAGACTTCTTTAAGAATTCAGCTTCTCTTTCTGACCTAGAAGTATCGGTAGTAGTAAACGGCACAAGAAAAACATTGGCCACTGATTACACTTTGGTTGACGGCACAACAAACAGATATGTTAAGTTCAACAAAGACCTTGAAGTTAATGACCAGATCAGAATCGCAGGGTACAGCAGTGCCGACAAAGTTAGTGATAAAGGCATATATGAAGTACCTCAAAATTTGTCAACAAATAGTTTAAATGAGCAGTTGGGCACTTTTACATTTGGACAAATATTAAACCACGTTCGAGACATCCTGGACAGAAACCAAGATGTAACTGGGTCAATACCTGGTGTCTCTAATTTAAGGGACAAGCCAGATGCTAGATTAAAAGGTGGCAGTATTCACCAACATGAGGCGCCTTTACTGCCTGCATTTTTTAATCTGATTGATCAAGAAGCCAATGCAATCACGGCAATAGATTATGTAAATCAAGAATACGAGAAATGGTACAATTCCTTTTTAACACACGCCACAGGCACTGCCTATGAGGGTGTGGCCGCTGACAGGGTAGATGAAATAATTTCAGCAATTACTCCAGGGAGAGATAGCAGTTTCCCATTCTTCTATGAGGACATGATCGGTTATGGTGAAAATGTTTCAACAAGGTCATACACAGTGTTGGGTTCCTCGCAGACAGATTATGCCCTAAACTCACAGCATGATATTACAAAGCCTAGCAATAGGGCAGTGTATGTGTACCTAAACGGTTCTCAGTTGATACTAGGCACCGATTACACTTTCAGCACAACAGATGATTCGGTCAGCATATCCAAAACCCTAGCGGAAGGCGATAAAATTGTAATTAAAGATTATGAAGATACCACAGGAAGTTACTTTCCACCATCACCTACAAAACTAGGTATGTATCCAAAATATAAACCAGAATCATTCACAGACACCACGTTCATCACGGACACGCTGGTGATCAGGAAACATGACGGATCGATTATAAAAGCATATGGAGACGAACGTGATGACTTGATATTAGAATTAGAGAAAAGAATTTATAACAACATAAAAGTAGCACACGATCCTGAACTGTTAGAACTTAACGAAGTTACTCCTAGTGCATTTACGGCAACTGACTACACATTAAAAGAAATAGACAACGTAATGGGTGGCGACTTTTACAAATGGGCTGGTAGGAATAACGTTCAGTACATAAACAATACAGCTTTCACTGAAGGATCGCCGTTCACTTACAACTATGCAAAATCCCGAGGCAGGTTGATAGATGAGAACCTTCCAGGACACTGGAGAGGAATATACAAATACTTCTATGACACTGACGCACCTCATCTGCGACCATGGGAAATGTTAGGAAATTCAGAAAAACCTAGTGACTGGGAAGATCTATACGGACCGGCACCTTACACGTCGGCCAATGACGTGCTTTGGAATAAGGTCGCAACGCAAGTTGGTAGATATGGTAAGCCAGGTATCAGGACGTACTTGCCAGTTGACGCATCTGGAAATTTATTGGATCCTCTGGCGGCAGGACTTGTAGACAACTACGATATACCGGGCAGACAAAACTCCTGGAAGTTTGGAGATCAAGCTCCGGCCGAGACTGCATGGAGAAGGTCAAGTTCTTTTCCGTTTACTGCGATTAAGACACTTGCGTTGACAAAACCTGCAAAATTTTTCTCTAACTTTTTTGACACGTCGAGGATTTCAACCAACACGGGTGGAAATCAAATAGATAGCGATACGGGTATAAGGAGAACATTAGCTACAGCCAAGTATCATTTAGAGACTTCAACTAACACGGCAACTGGAGTAACCACTAGATATCAAACGGCAGGATATCAAAACTACGTTGTGAACTATCTAATTTTTAGGAATCTGGACAGCAAAACTTTTTACGCAGACAAGATGAAAGGATTGACAGTGCAGTTAGCATACAAACTAGGTGGATTCACAGACAAAGAAAATATTAAAGTGCTCACCGACAGCGTGTCACCTGGATCAACATCAGGTTCTAAATTTATACCTGATGAAAACTACAAAATTTTATTTAGAACATCAAATCCAGTGGAAAGTTTCTATTATTCCGGAGTGTTAATTGAAAAAAACACAGACATAAGCGAAGATGGATCAACTATCTTAGGTGGATACAAAGTTTTAGGATACAACACCGTCAGACCTTATTTTAACTTTAATTATCCTGTGAAAACATCAACGGCCACTCCTGTGTCTGTAGAAGGTTCAAGCACAGTCAAAAAGTATGCGACACATCAACAGGTGATACAAACTATACCTTATGGTTATGTATTGAACACAATACAGGATGTCGCTGATTTCTTATTTGGTTATGGTCATTGGCTGGAGTCACAGGGATTTAAATTTAATAAATTCTCAAATGAATTGAAAGAAACCTTAAACTGGTCTAATGCAGTCAGAGAATTTTTATTTTGGACTACACAGGAATGGGCACCTGGAAGTGCGGTGACTGTGTCACCAGCCGCAGATGGATTCGAGCTGGACACTGAAAACAGTGTAGTAGGAAAGTTGAGAAATCTAGCAGGAGATTATTCAGTATTGGACGCTGGCGGAAGAAAGATAGACATCAGAGAACTATCAACTAAAAGAATAGGAAAAACTTTCGAATTGGGGATCAAGTCTGACACAATTGGCCTGTACAACATTTCTTTAAACACTGTCCAAAAAGAACATCTTCTAATTTTTGATAACAAAACTGTGTTCTCTGATATTATATATGAACCGTCTACTGGTTTTAGGCAACAGAGATTGAAACTAGTCGGTTGGAAAACGGGCAGTTGGAATGGTGATTATTATGCTCCTGGCTTTGTTTTTGATGCCGCCCAGGTAACATATTGGCTGGCCAACACAGATTACAGAATAGGCGACAGTGTAGAATATCAAGGAAAGTTCTATGTAGCAAAAAATAATCATAATTCAGGATCAACCTTTGATAACACCAACTGGACGCAGAAAGATCAAAAACCTGCACCGCAACTTATTCCAAACTTTGAATATAAAATATCTCAGTTTAATGATTTCTATAATTTAGAGACAAATAATTTTGACGAATCGCAACAAGAATTGGCACAGAGATTAATAGGTTACCAGTCACGTGACTATTTAGAAAATTTATTTGTTAATGATGTCTCACAATACAAATTTTATCAAGGATACATCAGAGAAAAAGGAACACAGAATGCAATAGACAAGATACTTAAAGCCAAGTACGAGGGTGAAGATATCAACCTGGAGTTATATCCAGAATGGATGATCAAAACTGGCAATTTTGGAAACACAGACACAGTGGAAAACATCCAGGTTGTTCTTAAGGATAATGAAATAAAATTCAATCCACAAAGCATTGAACTTTTGGATAACAGTAATGATGCTGTCTCATACGGAAGGTCACGTGGCATAGTTAAGGAAGATTTTTATTTCAGGCCTGTGGATTACACAGCATCTGACACATTCAAAAGGCTTGATTACAGCAAACAAGGGGTAAGCAGAGACAGGACACAGGTTTTAAAGACAGCTGGATATCCACAACTTACACAGGTCCAACACACTGCGTTCAATGTAAATGATCTATTGCAATTGGACATAAGCGCCATATCAGCAAATGACTTAATTTGGGTGGCAAACAAAAGCAATAATGATTGGGACGTGTTCCGTATAACAAACGCAGGCATTAAGATAGCTGAATTAAATTCTATCAACGAAGCGACGCAAATGGAGATAACATTCACAGGATCTCATGGACTGTCGGCTGGTACCTCTACTAGTCAGGCTGATTTCTTTGCAATTTCAAACAGTGAAGAATCAACTTTGAATGGTGTATACCAGGTAGTAGCAACTCCAAGCCATAAAACTGTAATAATAGATTTCACAGGCAATTTTGGTTTTCTTCCAACACTGGAAGACGGTTCCACAGCAGACAGTTTCGGGAACATAAGCAAATTCATATCTGTGAGACTGGCGTCCATGGACAATGTGAATGATCTTCTACAGCACAGTGAATACAACGATAGAGACGATGCAATTGGTAGAGAAGGTGACAAAGTTTTTGCTGATAGTGATAGTTCAGATCTATGGCAAGTGTACGAAAAAGTTGATCCCTACAAAACTGGGCTAATGCTATCTCCGGACACTTCCACGGCATCACAGGAGTTTGGACACAGAATAGTAGCACGTAACGACGGCAGGACCATAGTAGTTTCTGCTCCAGGCAAAGGGCAAGGAGAGATTCATTTCCTATTTAGAAAATCATCTGATGCGGGAACTAGTTTGTCAACGCAGGCAACTGCAACAATGACTGAAAATGATGATAACACCAGCAGACTAGGTGAATCATTATCAATAAGCACCGATGAGAACTATGTGGTTGCAGGTGCTCCTTACACTAACACTCTTGATTCTGATGGAAGCACGAGACAGCTTAATAGTGGTTTGATCAAAGTCTACCAATGGAATCCAAACAATTTTGAATACGGTATACTGAACACAATATCTCCTCCAACAGACGGATCATCTGCGAATGATGGCCTTAATTTTGGTTGGCAACACAAAATATCGGAACCTGGTGAAAATTCATTAAAGACAACACCAACGAAATACCTTTTTGTGTCTGCACCTGGACATGATAATGATCAAGGCAGGGTATACATGTACAAATGGGCGGTGGGT